ATCACGTCACGTAACAATGGGTTAACGTGACTATTTCGTGGTTTCCCACAAGCTTGACGTATGCAGTCAACTTGTTGCTGGGTTAAAAATTCATTACTAAATTCCATGTCATCCAAAGCTTTTTCTAGGAATTCTTCATGTTCCAACATCAACTGGCTTAATTCGTTTTGCATTTTTATTTCCTTATTCAATCACGGCAACATTGCCGTACTATCAAATGTAAAGTAAAATTTAGTTGTTGTAAAGTAATATTGAGCAAAAAAGGAAAATAAATGACAGATTCACAACTAATTGATATGTTAGGACGGCCAGCAAAGGTAGCAAAGCTATGTGGCGTAACGGTTCAAGCGGTGTGTCAATGGCGCAACAACAACGCAATACCAGCCGCACCATTGATGCTTATTGCGGCAACCATAGAACGTGAAAGTCACGGCCTAGTAAGCAGAAAAGACCTTTTTCCTGATACCTGGGCTTTAATTTGGCCGGAGTTAAGCACGGTTTAGTTTTATGATATAGTTCTAAACATTGAGGACTGAAACACTCGATGAATAGGGTTTTGTAGGTAACTTTGTGGGTTTAGGAAATAAGATAAGAGGTATTTCTTAAACCGTTTCAGCATAAAGCTACCTACAAAGCCCTTTTTGTTTTTTCAGTTCCCATCGTTCTGATTGGGGATTCACCACCACCAGCGGTCAGGATAGAAGCGTTACTGGGGGATCAAAGGATGTAACAACGCATATATCGGTGGCGAAGTTAGTGCCGATTCCTTGAACGACTGACGGGTTCTGTGGCTCCATATAGGGAAAACAGTTGAAGGCGAACCAGGTGGGCTAGGTTCGTCCACCAAACGGGAATAAGTATAAATACCTAGTAATAAATCTATACAAGTAAAGAAAACTTTAGTAATATCTAAATACGGTTATGTGATCGTGAACAAATTTAAGAGGAAATATGAATGAGTTGGCTCTTTTCGCAGGCGCTGGTGGTGGAATACTTGGGGGACATTTGCTTGGATGGCGAACAGTCTGTGCCGTTGAATGGGAAAAATACCCAGCAAGCGTATTGCTCGCAAGACAAAATGACGGAATTCTCCCGACTTTCCCGATTTGGGATGATGTTCAAACCTTTGATGGAAACCCGTGGCGAGGAATTGTTGATGTTGTATCTGGCGGATTTCCATGCCAAGACATTAGTTCTGCCGGAAAAGGGGCTGGAATTGAAGGAGAACGGTCAGGAATGTGGAAAGAAATGGCAAGAATTATTGGCGAAGTTAGACCCCAGTACGTTTTTGTGGAAAACTCCTCAATGCTTGTTCGTAGAGGACTTGGCACAGTCCTTGCAGACTTGGCCAAGATGGGGTTCGATGCGGAATGGGGAGTGTTATCAGCAGCCAATGTTGGAGCAAACCATAAAAGGGACAGAATTTGGATTGTCGCAAAAAGTAAATTGGCCAACTCCAACTTGTCAAGATGCAAACAAAGCAACGAAAAAATACAGAGAAAACCATCAGAACAATTTAACGGCGATGGTATTCAATCCACACAAAATGTTTCCAACTCCAACCAGCCGGGATTACAAAGGCGGTTACAAGACGGAATCTTTAATTCGCAAAGACGGGAAAAGCAGAGCATTGGATGCGTTACCAAATGCGGTGTTAGATGGGAAGGGAGTGGAAACCGTGACTGGTCATCTGAACCCAACGTGGGTAGAGTGGTTGATGGGGTGGCCGCTAGAGTGGACAGACTTAAAGCCATTGGAAATGGACAAGTGCCTTTATGTGCATCAACCGCTTTTAGATTGTTAAAAGAAAGGTTGGAAAATGTTTGATCAATTTTGGCAACATTATCCTAGAAAAATAGCTAAACGTGCGGCACAAGCGGCATTTAATCGCCTTACAAAACAAGAACAATCTGATGCCGTAGAAGCCATAGAACAACACGTAGCCTATTGGAAACTAAAGGGTACTGAAATGGATTTCATATGCCATGCAACCACGTGGCTTAACCAAGGCCGGTGGGAAGATGAACTGGATATGACACCTAAAGAAGTAAAGCGGCCTTCATTACCTTGGTATAGTAATGATGAACTTACTTTGGCCAAAGGCCGGGAACTAGGACTAAATGCTTACGCTGGGGAATCTATGGGACAGTACCGCCAACGAATTGCCCAACAAATCGGAAAGATGGCGGTATGAATGTGAAGTCAGACAGTTACTTGTTTACCGAACCAAGTTTGGGCTTACCGGTTTTAGGAATTATTTTCTTAATCCTAAATTTGATAGCCGCCGCGAATTACTTGCTAGGGATTTTTACGACCAATGGAAAAAAGGCAACCGTGGTGCCTGGGGGGATTGGCGATGATTAATTTATTAATAACGTTATTGGCTTTAACTGGCTTGGCTTGTTGGGTATTTATTGCGGCCGTAATCTTTTACATATGGATGGAAAAATGAAAGCTGAAACACGGGTAGTTGATCCCAATGATTGTGTAGATTACCTATACGAATTTGCCCCGGAATACGCCAAGGCCAAAGGTGAGTTGGCAGAGTTGGAAGCTTATCGCCATTCATTGCGTTCAATCATGATGAAAAAGTCAAACGAACAAAGTTTAGGCGCACAAGAACGTGAAGCTTACGCAAGCCAGGAATATCAAGATTTATGCAAAGCCATTGGTGCGGCAACGTACAAAACAGAAATGTGGAAATACCGTTTAGAAGCGGCAAAGCTACGTTTTGAAGCGTGGAGAACACAAGAAGCCAGTAACCGTAACCTTGAAAGACTTACAAAATGATTCATTATCATGGGCTTCCTATTACACCAGCTACTGTTGCTAACTATGCCGTGCAAGCTGGTCATGCTTTTGTGTCATATGCCCATTCAGACCAAATTGGAACTGCTTTAGAAGTATGTCAATCGTTTGCAATAGACAACGGTGCTTTTAGTGCTTGGAAAAGTGGCAAACCTATTACTAATTGGGATGCTTATTATGATTGGGCATTAAACCTTAAAAAAGTTCCTTCTTGTGATTTTGCCGTTATTCCTGACGTAATTGATGGCACGGAAGCTGACAATGATGTGTTGCTAAAAGATTGCCCATTACCTAAATGGTTTGGTGCGCCAGTATGGCATATGCACGAATCATTAGAAAGACTTGAACAACTGGCAAATGATTATGTGCGTGTTTGTATCGGTAGTTCAGGAACATATGCCACGGTTGGAACTAATGCTTGGTGGTCAAGAATGGGGCAAACCATGCGTATTGTTTGTGATGATATGGGAAGGCCAATGTGCAAACTGCATGGTTTAAGGATGTTAGACCCGGCAATATTCACTAAATTACCGTTTTCATCTACTGATAGCACCAACATTGGAAGAAATGTAGGAATTGATAAACATTGGAAAAATGGCAATTATTTACCACCAACAAAAGAAGCTAGGGCGCAAATAATGCGTTCTAGAATTGAAGCCCACAACGCCCCAACAACGTGGAATTTTATGCAAGTTGAACAGAATGGATTATTTTGAAACTTACTCAATCATTTTATTTTGAAGCCGCACATACTTTAAAACAAAGGCATACGGATGTTCATACAACAATTAAATCTGAAACAATTCATGGGCATACCTATCATGCAAGCATTTCCGTTGAAGGAGAACCCGGAGAAGACGGAATGGTCAAAGACTTTAATGCTATTGGTTTGATGGTGCATTTTGTAACAAGTCATTTAGATCATAAATTTTTGGATGAAGTTGAAGGTTTAGGTAGGCCCACTATGGAAAATTTATGTCTTTTTATTGCAAAAAAAGCTAAAGAACTTAAAGGATTATGTGAAGTTACTGTTGAACGCAAAGCTTCAGGTGATAAATGCACATTAGAAATTAAAAAAATAATTCCATTAAAAAAGGTATAAAAATGATTGATTTTTCTACACCTTATCTTGCATTGCACAAACTAATGATAGATTTTCATGCCGCCACCATTAAGGGTGATTTTCAAAAAGCATATGAAATATCAATAGACATTACAGATGTTTCCCAACAATTAGAAGATATTGCTAAAGGAATGTTTAATGCCTATACAGATTGAATTAGATTACCCACAAATCATGATGGGTGTGTATGCCGGCGGCGTAAGGCACTTACAATTTCTTAAACGCAACGCCAGGCCCATGTATGGAAAAAACGTATCAACCGTATGGGGTGAGCAGATAGAAGGCGCATTGTCAGAATATGCCCTAGCAAAGCATTTAAACGTGCATTGGGAAGGCGTAGGCGAAGCTGGTGGGGATGACTTAAAGGATGAAGAAGTAAGGGTCACAACGTATGAAAATGGCAGTTTGTTATTGCACCCAGCCGATAAAGACAATAAACGTTATTGGCTATTAACCGGTGAGAATGGAAAATACACAATTCATGGGTATATTTATGGCAAAAATGGCAAACAACAACAATATTGGCGTGATCCAGTTGGTGGCCGTCCAGCGTTTTTTGTTCCACAATCTGATTTAATTAAACCTGATAAAAAAGAAAAACATTGGTTAGATGACTAAATCAGAACGGGAACATTATGCAAAGCTGGCACGACTTGGGTGTATCTTATGCCGACAAATTCAAAGCAGAGGAATTGACAACATTGCCGATTCGCCCGTTGAAATTCACCACGTGCGCCGGTACGGGGGCAAGCGTTCCTTGGCCCCAGCAATACCGCTTTGTGCATGGCATCATCGACTTGATCCACATACCAGCGTTCACGGCCTTGGGCATAAAGGATTTACAAAATATTGGGGTTTCTCTGAAGAAGATTTGCTAGAAAACGTGAAAGAATTATTGAATGAGTAGCTGGCTAATCATCGTTACTGGATTGATTTATGCCTACATTGGCATAGAACAAGTTATTAAAGGCAATGTACCTATGGGTGTCACCTATTTATCTTATTCAACTGCAAACGTAGGTTTGTATTACATGGCCAAATAATTACAGTTCTAGCGGATCAAATCCTAGTTCGTTGGCTACCATTTTGCAACGGGTTCTAAATGGTTTTCCATGTTGCATCCATTTATCCCCTTTTTGTTTATAAAAACTCATATGAATACATTCATGGGCAAGGGTGGTTAAAACGGTGTAGAAATGGCTACAACGCCCTGATGATATGGTAATGGTGTGAGCATAGTCACCGCCTGTATCTAACAGATATGTACCCATTAATTCAGGATCAGGCGTAACAATAAATTCTATTTCTTCAGGCAATGGCATAGGCCATTTAGTAAATGGGTAAGTGCAATACAGACTGGAATACAAATGTTTTAATGCTTCAGGCGTTAATCTCATGTAATTTGCCCCTAAAAAATACTAGCCCTTCATCTTCATTAATAACTTGAACAAGTTCGGGCGGCATTAAATGGCCGTTGATATAAGTAAGAATTGCAAATCCGGCTCGCCAGTTAACGCTTGCATCTTCATGGTAAATAAATTGTTCATCCTTAACTGCGGCCATCATGCCAGTATCAACACCATATTTATCGCCGGTATAATTGGTCCAAGGAGTTACTTTTAAAGAGTGCAAATGGCCTGTAACCATTGACATACCGCCTTTAAGAACGTTGTTATATACCGCATGAATACCGTTATGCCAGCGGTGTTTAATCATCGTATTGTCATTTACAACTACTGACCAGCTATATGACCACCCAGGTAAATGATCATGTAAACACATACCTTTTACGCCTTCATACTGGGGTAAAACGTTGGATAATTTGCCATCAAATCTTAAATCGTGGTTCCCAATATTGCGGTGCAATATACAACCAGCCGGCCTTACTTTTTCAATATCACCCAATCGATTTTGAACTTCTTCTAATTCTTGTTGGACTGTTGGGTGTTGTTGGTAGCCAATCCTGTTATGCTGGCTAATTTGTGCAAAATCAAATATATCGCCATTTAAAATCACCATATTTGGAGATAATTGTTTTATAAAATGTACAAAAGCACGATGGGCGGTTGATATGTAATTGGGGTTATAGTGGCAATCCGAACCCACCATAACAACGCCATTTTTTAATTCGTACTCACAACGAATTTTGTTTTCAGGAATAGTAAATCTTGGTATTCCACGATTATTGTTAGATACAAGCACAATATCGTGCTTTTTTTCTAGATTTTTTCTACGGTTAATGACACTTCTAATATCAACATTCAATATTTTGGCTACGGCCGTAGGGGACCTATGTTCTTTAAATAATGCTATAAACTCTTGTTCACTACACGCTGGT